TTATTTTATTTATTCATCAAGTCAAGTTCTACTTCAGTTATGACTTTAAAGAAATATCCATGATCTTTTGCCCATTTTCTTGCGGCAGTCCATTTCTCATGGTTCTTTTTAAGCACATTACAGCACTCTCGCCATCGTTCAATACGCTGTTCAGTAAGACGCTTCTTCTTATTCAGTTCTGGGAAGATGATCTTGCCGAATTCATCAAGTTTAGGAACTTGAGAGGCAGGCTTTACTTCAATCAACCACTTTTCTATCTGATCTGTGTCTCTGTTTTTAGTGACTAGCACAAAGTCAGTTATGTAGCGATGCGTTTTGCCATCTAATGACGAAATATACGGAATTTCAACTACCTCAGAACCCCACCCAAGGACGTTTTCTTCTATATCGCAAAAGTTAGCGAACTTCATTTCCCAAGAAGAACGCATCTGAGGCAGCGGTTTCTCGCATTTGCCGTTTGTGTTAAGACATTTCTCTGGATGTTTAGGAGTAAATATCGCTTTTGCGTATGCAGCGTTGAACATTCCCATGATTATTGCCCTTTATCAATGTCTTTTAGGTTTTGACCCATCATAGAAGTTTCAAGAATGCCTAAAGCGACTTTTTCTCGCTTCTTAGCAGTTCCTTTTTCCTTCTTTTTCGCAATTTTCTCAAGGGATTTGGCCTTCTTCAATGCGAAAACTTCACGCACATTCTGTGGGAGCTTGTCAGGATCATCTAATCCTCTGCGAAGACGAAGTTCTTGTCTTCCAAACTCGCAAAGCGCATGTGCGTCAATAATGTCAGATGTAGGCTTGACTCCATCTCCCTTGTCAACTATTGGAAGATCGTCAAGATAAGGTTTCTTGCCCGGCCATTTCTGCCAAGCCTGATACATGGAGATCTTATCGGCTCCACCGTAACCTGCATAGAATTTTTTGTTAGTAGATGGCACATAGAATCTTAAAGTAGTGCCACGACGATAAAGCTCTTGCTTTATGTAGCCTTCAAATTCGGCTAGATTGAATACTCGACCATTTGCTTGAAGAGCGTAGTCTTCAACGAAGGCATAGTCGCAGCCTTCACACCATTTAAGGATGTTATCCTGTAAGAACTTGTATCTTGCATAGTCATCAGGATAATCTTTAGGGCCACGGTATTCAACAATGTTAGGTTGAACCCATTTTGGAATTGCGAATCCGTAGCCCGTACAAGAAATAACATTTAGATCATCATCGAGTTCTTCTATAACTACCGCAGGTGAAGTATACGAGAGATCTAAGCCCGCAATTTTCATAAACACACCTCACAAATTCTGTTTGGTGTATTTATCTGGTCATTACGGGACTCTGATGATTAAATGTTTATGATTGTCTTTTCCAACACTTTCTGTTACTTTTACATTGGCGTTGAAATGCTCCTTAATCGGAGTTCCGCACAAAGAAGCGTCATAAGTGTCGTCTTTCCAGTTTAAGTCATAACGGTTTGGACCGAAACAGATAGCGCAAAGATCTTTTCCATTTCTAATTCGTTCAATAGCGTAGTTTCCATCAGCGCTCATCGAGTCAGTTTCGCTATTTCGTCTAGTCGTGGAAAAATGCTTAACATTGGAAATGTCAATCGTTAGAGTGAAGTCATCAACACGCTGGAAAATGTCCATCACTTTATGATGAGGATCCCAAACATAATCGTTTCTTGCATGTGAAAAGAAAAGACTGACTATCGCCCAATAGTCAATGTTGATAACTTCGCAGTTGTCATAAAGTAGACTTACTGTCTGTCCAAAATCTGCAAGCTTTATACTCATTCTTCGTTTTCCTCATTGTCATAAAGATATTCAAAGATGTCTTCTTCACATTGCCAAAGCTTGTCTTTAAGGAACATAACTTGTTCAGCAGTGATTTCATCTGCGCTGTTAAGCATTTCAAGAACATCTTCCTTAGAAAGTTCTGTGTCTTCATTGGTGCCAAGATATACAGAGTATGTCCAGTCATCTTCTTGCTCAGAAACATAGTCTATCATCTTCTTGAGTTCAGCGCCGTTGTAAATTGCGTAACCGCACACATCCATTTCATCTGCCCAGTTGACTGTTGTGTCAACAAGAAAGAACTTTGTTTCGTCACCCATCTTAAGCCTCCTTTTTAGTGTCTGCATTTTCAATCATTTCTTCAAGTTTTGTGCGAGTATTGTCAACTGCTTTCTTGAAGTCTTCAATAGTAAAGACCTTGTCAATCTTATACTTTCCGCCATTTCTTGTCATCCAGCCGGCAAAGCCTTCTTCAGTGCAAGTGTCCATCACACAGCCTTGTCCAATCATCATGGTGATGATGATTCGTTTGCCATTATGTTCAAGAACTCTGAAAAGTGTCGGGAACATTGTGTTCTCAACTGGAGTCAACGGAAATTCTTCTTCAAGCGAACCACGGAAGACATCAAAGATATTCTTGAATCTTGCCTGTGGCGTGTCATCACCACAGTACGCAAGATTTTCACTGTCAAGCTCAATCTGTTTGTCAATGACTTCTTCCCAGATAGTCGGGTCAAAAGACTTATAGACATTGATGTCGTCATCATAAAGATGCTTAAGAATGTCTCGTTGACTATTCTTCTTAAAGTATCTGTCAATCGCTTTTGCGAGTGCTAAATTGTCTCCCATTTGATTTTCTCCTTAAAATTTACGAATTGTTCTTTAACTGTATCATAACATAAGATTCTGGCATAATACCCATCATACTTGTCAGTGGTGTTCATCATAGCAAGCTGGAAAGTATCATCTTTAGAACGGACTTCTGAGTTCCAACCAATCTTAGGGAACTTTTCAGCCATTATCTTAAAGTCAACGACAAGCTGGATGTACTTTGCTGTCAAGATGCGTTTAGCATGTTCAAGATCTCCAGCAACGCCTTCAGGCACAACCATCACTTCACCAGCATTTGCTTGACCAACTCGAAAGATAATGTATCTGTCGGTAGTCAGCAATGTTTCACCGTGAACTCTGTTGCAGATGTCAATGCCATCAGTCATCGGATCTTCAATGTCTGGATTAGGATTGTCCCATTCATAGCAGCCAAAGAAAGAACCTGTGTACTTGTCCATAACTGGAAGCAGGGCGTTCAACTTCTTTCCAAGCTGTTTAGATGCGAAGTCAGCGATGTTCTTATCTGATTCTTTATAATCGTCAAAGACTTTAATTTCAAGTATGTTCTTTGGCGTAGTAATAAGTGAAATGTACTTAATGTCCATTACAGATCCTTCCTCTTATATTCACCGCAATGCTTACAGCGAAGAAAAACGACACGACCAATCTTTTCATTATCGTCATTAAGCAGATTGCCAGATTCAACTACTTCCCATTCATGCTTACAGCTATGATTGAAGCGGGTGACTGCGATGATGGTTCCACAAATGATTAGCACACAAATGACCAGTTCACTCAATTCCATTCTCCTTACAGATCTTTACCAGTTTTCTGATAACCCAAATGCCAATGACATCTATAGCTATGAAACATACATTGAACCCAATCATGAAAGGCGTCAGTGCTCCAAGTGCCCAAAGAAGGACAGTAGCAGCTGCACACCCATAAAGTATCTTCTCAAATACATTACATGCTTTCAATACGAAATCGTGCATTTTACTTACCTATCTTGTACCATTCGGTAGCAAGCCTTTTAATCTGTTTGTCATATTGCTTATCAGCCCAGTTAGGTCTAATCTGAGCAAATTCCGAATAAGTTCCTCCAATGCCAGCGAACCAGCTTGCAAGTCCAAAGACAGCGTTATGTCTAAGACCCGCTGGAGTTTCATTCATCTTTCTTGTCGCAAATTCAATCGCTTTAGTCATGTCTTGATTAGGTTGACGCTGTCTTCTCTTTGCGTTTTCCTGTTCAAGTTTCTTAATGTACTCTTCTTGCTTCATTTCACACATTGCATAAGCGAAACTGAATCCTTCAATCTCCATCGGCGACCAAGGTCTGCCATTGTGAATAGAGAAGTAGTAAGGAACTCCAGGCGCTTTTATCGCCGGCATCTTGAAGAACTGAGCCTTAACAAATGAAGCCGGGTCAATATGCGGAAATGCGTTAAGCATGTAATGATATGGACTGAAAGACTTATCATGACATTTGAAGAATAAGCGAGAGATTTCATATTCTTTGTCTAAGAACAGAAGAACACGAAACTTACTGTTTTTGCCATCATAAGACCAAGATGTGTGAAGAATGTACTTGTACTCTCTGAACTGACTTTCAAATTCTTTAAACGAATATGAACAATCGTCAAAATCAAGAATAAGCAGATTAGTGCTTCCAATGTTCTCAGTGCATCTTTGTTCTCCTTTGATGGTACAAAATTTCCACTGAGGAATCTTGGCTTTATCCGGCACAATAAGAGGCTCTCGCACTATCTGAAGAACTTTTCCCCAGACATTCTTATCTACAGTAAGACCTCTTATCTTATTGTCAAATTGGTTATTGATAGTCGCTAAATACATAGTTCAAAAATAACAAAAAACCTGCACTTTTGAAGGTGCAGGCAGAAAATATTTTCTTTTAGTTAGGCGTTACTGCCTTCCGCTAATGTGAAGCCAGGAAGCGGACGAGCTTCTCGCTGCACGCGTTCATTTCTGAATGCAGCCGCTGGCTTCATTCTTGTGTCACCGTCCATGCCGACGTATCCGTATCCAGAGTACTCGTAATGAGGCTCAATGACAAGATCAGATCTATCAGTGATTTCCTTGAATGCAGTCTTGATGCTTTCTGCAGTCCAGTCACGGAAGCAGTTAGCATGTCCGTCAGTCGAGAACGACAACTTGTCTCCCGGAACAGTGAGCTTGGTTGTGTACTTGGAAGAACCAGTAGCAATCATATCACGAATGTCCCAAGTAGCGCAGACACGGGCAATAGTGTTGCCAGTAAAGTCATGCGCATCAAGAGTTGCTGCCTGAGTGAGCTGACCGAAGTGCGGTTTCCAGTTCTTCCAGACGAACTTAATGCCGTTAAGTTCAATGGTGACATCTTGCTTAGCAGCGTCTTCACGGTCAAGGTTGACATCCTGCAAAGTTTCCTTCGGATCTTCGCCGGCATTCACTTCATCAATGATGCAAGACAATGCGTCATAGTTGATGCGATGACCAAGAAGAGCGGTAGACAAGAATCCAAGCTGAGACTTATCAACGAGCTTATCTTCCATGTACTCGACGATTTCACGCTGAGAAAGGAATCCGAATGTGAAGTGGTACAAGAAACGGCCAGGACGGTTAATCATGTACTTGTTAAGATTGTAAGTTTCATTGATGGCAGCGACATAAAGTTTCTTGCCATCGTCCATACCGTCAAGCAATGAAAGGAACTTGTCTTGATTAGGAACTTCATCTTGACCCGGAACATCCTTACGGAAGACCTTTTCAAATTCATCAAGAATGACAAGTGCATGTGAAGAGCATTTCTTCAACCACTGAACGATACCCGGAAGGTCAGCGTTGATGATGAAGATTGGCATGTTACGGCGCTTTGCTTCCGCAGCCATCATACGGATAAACAAAGACTTACCCATACCTGCTTCACCAGAAAGAAGAACGCCCGTGTTACGAGGACGTCTGTCAAAGGCACGATAGACCTTTGCAAGTCTGCTAGATGCACTGCCGTAGACGCGGACAGGAACATCAGGTACATCGGAGCACTTTTCTACCCAAAGACCAATTCGCTGGTCATAGCAGAAAGTATAAGTTCCCGGCGGAACTTCTTTAGAAATTGTAGTTGAGCTAGGAACGATACCGAGCTTGCTTCCATCAAAAGTGTAAAGGCATTGATCTTGTGCCATTTGGATTCCTTTGTTAAAGTTAAAACGATTATAATCAAAATATAAAAAAGTTGACTGACTTTGTAAATTGGTCAGTCAACAAATTTTTTCTAAACGATTTATGTTAGAAAGAAGGTCCAACGAAGCAGTCTTCCCAAGTTTCGTTTGCAGGATCTTCAGCGTCCTTCTTGCTGATTACAAGATTGCCGAGCCATTCAATAAGCTGGTCATTTGAAGGCGGATTGTCAAATCCAAATTTGTCAAAGTCATAGCAACGATCTACGTCTTCATCAAGTTCGCCATCAACGAACTTCAGCATCTTTTCACAAAGTTTGTTAAAGGTCGGACATTCCTTCAAAAGAACATAATTTTCATCACCATCAGCAGGTCCATCTTCGCTTGGGTCATAGAAGTCAAACGGAAGAAGTTCCATGTTAGTGACGAAATGTCCCCAATAGTTAGAGTCATCAAAACGTTCGCCACTGCATTCATAACAGCAGCGAGTGTGATGTCCTTCCCAACGGAAGTTTCTTTTCCAGACAGGTTCAGCGGCTTTTTTAGCAGCCTTGTCTTTTTCCTGCTGGACAAATCTTGGCTGGCACCATTCGCCACACTCTTCATAGAGTCCTTTCTCTTTCAAGAAAGCGATAAGATTTTCTTTAGTTAGTGATTTTTCTGAAAACATAGTTTCTCCTTAGTTAGAATGGAAGTTCTTTATTGCCACCATAGTTAAGCACATGCTCAACAGCAAATGTCACCTTTTCAACAAGTTGCTTAATGTCTTCACCATAGAAGATCGGAATGCCTGCAGCTCTACGATGTCCGCCACCACGTCCAATGAACTTGCAGACTTCAACAAGATTGATGTCATCTGTATTAGAACGGATAGACAATGAATTTCCGTGCTTAATGACCTGATACTTATAGCCTTCTTTTGAAAGTCTGACTGACATTTCTGCCAAGTATTTCTCGCATTCATAGAAGCAACCATTATGAGCAAGGTCGCTGATTGGAAGTTCATCGTACTGCTTCTTCACTTCCTGAATGTATTCCTTAAGCCACTCTTTCTCTTCATCATACAAAGCAATCTTTCCATGCTTGAATCTTGCGAAGAACCAGTTGAAACCCATCTGCCACATCAAAGCATTGAAGAGCATTGAGCGCTTGTCCTGCAAAGTGAAGAGGTCATAATCATTAGCGATACTTACAAGTTCCTGCAAATGTGAAAGATCTTTCTTCACAGAGAAGTACTTGTAAGCAAGCATGCAGCCTGAATACTTCAAGTTGATGTAGATGTTATTAGGCGGGTCATTATACTTTAAGGCGGATTCGTGATGGTCAAGAACTAGAATAGGTACTTCAGCAACTACTTTGATTTCTTCAATCGCATTCTTCAATATACCTGGACCTCCTTCAGTTGGACAGAAGTCGGTGAAGATAATTGCATCAAATTTGCCTTTGTACTTATTTACCTTTGCGATGATTTGCTGTTCATTTCCGTAATTGACTTGTTCAGTAATTACATTTTTAAAATAATTCTTAATAACGATGCCAGAAACGACGCCATCAAAGTCAATGTGAGTGAAATTTAGCACTCTTAAATTCTCGTCATAAAAGTCTGCCATGATTTACTCCTTTAGACAAAAAATAACAAAAAATGGGAGCCTGATGAAGGCTCCCATGAAAAATCTTTCTAACGTTGATTAGTCCTTGAAGGCTTCATCTGCTTCTGCAAAGAAAGCATCGTCAGAAATTTCTGGAACTGAATTTACATTGATGTTCTTCTTGGTAGTAGGCGCAGGCTCATCAAAGTTGAAGTCATCATTTGATGCTGGTGCCGGAGCTGCCGGCTTTGCGCTCTCAGAGAACGGATTTGTTGATGCAAGCGAAACGCCTGTGGTACCTGCGGCGGTTGCTTCTCCAGAAAGAAGATCTTCGCCGGTCTTTTCCTTCCACTTTTCGCAGATCTTGTTGAAGTCCATGACTTCATCTTCCTTGTTGTAGCATTCATCAAGGCGATAAAGCTGTGCTTCAATAGCGTCTACTTCAGCCGGAGTAAGTGGAACGAACTTCTTGGTCTTCGGATCATAACGGTCAATCGGACCTGGCTGACCGAAGTGGGAATCATCAAGCTTAGGACCATTGGATCCCATGACGCCGGTGTAAACAAAGTCTGCACCTTCATACCAGTCAAATGGGTTGAATCCATCAATCTTTCCCTGAAGTTCATCTTCACGGCTCTTGGTTGCCAACGAGATCATCTTCATGATCTGCGGACCGAACTCGAAGCGGAATACCTTACCTTCTGTATCGGCGTTGTTTGCGTTACGAACAACAAGAATGTTACAGATGTAACGGCTCTTACCCTTACCCAAAGAAAGCTTAGATGCTTCTTCCTTAGGGAGCTTCTTGTAGAGTTCACGGTTATGTTGGCAGATTGGGCAAGGCTTGCCAAACTTGGTCAAGCATTCAGTAATGAACCACTTATCATTTGGCAACTTGATAGAGTGCTTGCGGTTTTCAACGAATGGTTTTACTTCGTCAGGATGTGAAGGAAGGAATCTGATAACAACGCTGAACTTGTTGTCCTTATAAGTCGGAGTGAAGACGTTTTCAATCTTCCAAGACTTGAGCTTCTTCTGTGGCTTCTTTTCTTGTTCTGCGACTGCTGCGTTGATGTCTGCAAAGTAGGAATTTAGGTCTCTTTTCTGTGGCATAATTATTTCTCCTTAATGTTCGCCTTTTTATTGACTTGTCTTATTATTCGCATAAGCCTTAAGAAACGAAAATAATCTGGATCATCAATTTTGGTTTCGTCGATGTCAAACTTGTGATTGTCTATTCCATCAAACCAAAACCAAAAACTTAAAGTCCCATTTCTAATCAATTCATAAAGCTTGTTCTTTTGCTTTTCATTGACTTTATATAGGTCAAATTGGTTGCCAGTGAAAGCGGCAAACGGATTGTCTTCAATCTGTTTTTCCGATTCCATTCGCAATTTATTTATTACTTCAAGTTGTTCAGTTTTTCCGTTTACAGAGTAAAATTTAATAAATTTTTTGACATAAGAGGGATTAGTTATGTTTTTTTTCTTAACACTTCCATCTCTCAAAAAATCACCCACACAGATGTAAATCCAATCTGTAAAGTCAAACTGTTTCATACTTATCGCATTTGCAAGATCCACAAAAGCGATGTAACCTTTAGCCATGTTAGGTGTTTCATAAAAGTCTTCTTTCAAGATTTCCTCAAAAGATTTCTTCATGAATTTTCTAACGATGGGCTCTGGGTCCTCCTTCTTGCTAAGAAGCTTAGAAAAGAGGGTCCAGAAATGATAAAGTTCTTTACTCGTCGTCAGCATTTTCAAAAAAGTCCATCAAAGTAGATTCATTTTCCTCTTTCTTCAGGTGATGGCGTTTAAGCAATTCCTGTTTAAGAGAGTAAAAGTTAAGTTCATCGAGATACTTCAACATTGACTTTTCATCAAAATAATCTCCTGTAAGATAAGTCAATGAGTCAGCGATGTTGACGAGCTTCTTTTTATGTAAGTCTGCAATCGCTGCATTGAATTTATGAAGATCGTCCGCATCGCCTTCCGTTACTGGAACGATTGACTTGGGCAATCTTGTGTATTCATCGATGTCTTCAAAATCAAAGCCACGTTCTTTCATGAACTTGTAAAACGTAGCACGATTCTGTTTTCTTTCAAGCGCCTGACCGTCTTCCCAGTCAGACAGCAAAGAATTGAAATAGTCCATTTTTAGTTCTCCTTAAAGATAATCAATATCTTGCGCCTCTAGGTCAACATGACCATCGCTGTGCGAAATCTTTTCAGTATCAAAGAGGCTTACAGTATCATTCTTTACTTTATCCTGAGAAACGTCGTAAATTCTCTGTCTTTCAGTGTCCACGCCGACAAGGAATGTAGCGCCACGGTTCTTACCACCATAACGAGTCTTCAACAACTTCATGCAATAGCAGTTCTGTTGCTGCATATCATCAGGCTGAGTAACACCGAAAATCGAGTCTGCCTTCATAGTTGATGAATAAGAGTCAGATACATCAGACAATGAAAGTTCTGCAATTCCGTTACCTCCACGGTTAGTCTGCAAACCGCTGACAATCGGGAAGCCATGAACCTGAGCAAGAGCACGAGTCTGAGCAGCGATGAGCTGCAAAGTAGTGTTAGTGTTCAAGTTTGCGTTCGGACGGCCGTTCGGAATCATACACCCAATATAGTCAATGAAAACTACATCAGGAACAAAGCCTTTCTTTTCTTTAAGCTCTTTCAAGAATGCGTTAAGTTGAAGTGCATTGACTGTATATTCTGGCATTTCCTTGATGAGGAATCTTCCAGAAGTCTTGCTCATGATATTGGCAAATGCCTTATTAAAGTTATCACGAGACATCAACTTAAATTCTTGCTGTGTCACGTTGAACATATTCTGGGCAACACGAGCAGCAATCTTGTTTTCAGGATCTTCAAATGTTATGTAAAGAACATTGTGTCCATTCAAAATCAAGTTAGTCGCAAGCGAGCACATAATCAAAGTCTTACCAATGTTCGTCGGCGCCATAAACAAGTTCAATGACTTTTCATGAAGTCCACCAACAAGAATATCGTTAATTGCTTTAATTCCTGTGTTCCAGAGCTTTTCTTTCGTGTTAGCGTCTTCATACAAACGGTCAGGATCTGCAAAGAAATCAAATCCAACATTTGCGTTGAAAGAAAACGCTTCTGCTTCTGCCATCTCGTCTGAAATAGCCTCAGCAGTCTTTTCACCCGTCGTCACATATTTCATACCGTTTTCGCAAGCACGGTAAATCAGTTTACGACGGACAAATTCTTCAATCTCGTCTAGAATGTATTCAGTCTGTACTTCTTCATCTTTGATAGCCATGATAAGATCAAAGACACCTTCCGTCTGGTCATCTTTAATCATTCTCTTTGTCTCAATGACAGACGGCATAGTGTTGAATGAAGCTGTAAAGTCAAGAATACTTTTAATGATAATCTTATTATCAACGTCAAAGAACCACTTTAA